TGGCGGGTGACACCACGGGATGACCGGGAGCTGATCCGTGGTTATGCCGGTTGGCCGTTGTCGGTTACCAACCAGACCGAACTGACCTCAATCCTCAACAGGGTGGCGCTGATCTCCGCCTCTACCGTTTCGCAGGTGCAACGATGGATCGACGAGATCGAGTCCCTGGAGGCGGACTACGCGGACCGGGTGGAAGCGGGCAGGGAGCACCTGCTGAATGCAGCAAGCTACGAAGGCCCCGCCCCTGGCACCACCCTGACCCGCGACGACATGAAGAGCAAGGCCGACGTGTTGGAGTGGGATACCAGCCTGTTGCGCGTGAGGTACGAAAGCGGCGGTTCTGGTGGGACGGCCGGCGCCGTGCTCGGCGGTCGTTTGGCAACGTTAAAAGGCCGGATCTTCCAGACCTTGGGCATCCAACCAGTCGGCGGCGGCAGCGGGCAGTCGATGTTGGTTCGTAGCTGATGGCCACCGACTTCGCCGAATACGCCAACCTGAGGATGCTTTGGACTCCGCCTGGCGCGATTACCAACTTCCGTGCCGGGGTGCCTGCCGCTGGCCCTGCGGTGGTGGTCGAGGCCTTTGCCAAGAGCCAAGGCCGCAGTGAGCAGGATCTGCCGGGGGTGATGGCGGGCTCGCTGATCTTGGAGGGCTACCTTACCCGTTGGGCGCTGCTGGGCTCCGCCAGCTGGCTGGCTGCCGGGTCGTCGCTGAGCTGGAATGAGACGGGCTACAGGCCGGCTGGGATGCTGCCAGGCGCCGAAGGCAAGGCAGTGCTGACCAACCTGTCAACACTGCCCACCCTGGCCGATGGTACCGAGCAGGGACAGTTGAGGATGCTGGAGCTGGGCCAGCCCTTTGGCGTCGGCGGGATCGGGATTGAGCTACGGGAAGCCCTGGGGGACAAGTTCCGGGCGGCCTTGTCTAGTGCCGTATAACCTTAGGAAAGCTCAATCAGCGACACGATTCAATCAATGGCACGCCGGTATGCAAGGGACGGATTGGGACGTTTCGCCAGTGGCGGCGGGGGGGGGCGCAGTTCTGGCGGTGCATCTGGTGGCGGCGCGAGCAAGTCAACGACGACCGCCAAGCCAGTTCTTCGCGGGAGAGGTCGCGTCATTCAGCCAAGCCGTGCCACCTATCGCGGAACCGACAAAGAGGGGATGGCAGTGTTTGGAAGCGCCAAAAAGCCAAAGACATACAAGATCCCGTCTAACACACCTAAAGCCGCAGCTAAACCAGCAGCTACAAGTTGGCGCCTAACCAATCCAATGACTCCTGCGCAAAAGGCAGAAGCTAAGGGATTGGTTAGGCGCCAAAACGAACAACTTAAGAGCCAATCCAAAAAGCCACTCAAATGGCGATAGAAAACCAGCACTGAACCATGAGTATCCGCGTTGAGACCACGGTCACAGGCCCTGGGCCTGAGGAAATGGATCAGATACTGACCCGGATCGTACAAAACACCTTTGTTGAGTTGATCGGCAGGTATCAGGCATCGTTCAATCCACCGGCTTGGCAATGGCCACGAAAGACAAAGCGTCGAGTCGGAATCGTCGGCAGTCCACGCAACATCGTGGACATCGGCACCCTTCGCCAGTCGTTTGCCTATTCCTCGCCCAACCCCTACACGCTAGAAGCCCGTTGGAGCGCTGGCTACGCCACTGCCGTGCATGAAGGTGCCCGCCTGCGCAACGGCACCATCCTGCCCGCGAGGCCCTGGACAGATGCGGTGAGTGGCGCGGTGCAGGCCCCAGGGATCCCCGTGTATCCACTGGGGCAGAAGCTGCAGCAACGGATACAGGTGGCGGTAGCGCGGGGCTAGGTGGGTTCTTTTGCCTCTGGCCGAGGTCGCGCAATGGCCCAGTGCGGGAGGCAATGGGCCTCGGTCCCTAACATTCCCCAGTCCTGCTCAGGGTCAGGCGGGAGTTGATAGTTCCATCTACCTATGGAGTAGGCATTGCAAAACCAGCAGCGACCTTCAGGATCACGCCACCCGTCCCGCTCCCACGGCCGCTCGCTCACCGGGATGGGCTTTGGCGCGGGGACGGGGCGGCCCCATCGGGCGAGAACGGCGTGGGCAAAGGCCAGCAGTTCGCCGGCTTCAGTCGTGAGGCAGGTTTCATCACTGGGAATGTGCTTGTAGCCCAATGCTTTGGCGGCAGATTCCAGTAGCTCTTCATCCTTCGGCCCCTCCCCCCCCGGCTCGTCCAGGGCGGCTCGAACGCGGGTGATGGCGTTCATTGCTTCAGAGCTGTAATAATTTCCCTGAGTTTCAGGACAACAATCACCGTCAATGCCTGCTAGCAGCTCAGTACACAAGGCACGAAAGTTGGTCATGGTCGGTGGTGGTGTGAGTTGAAGGGTGGTGACAGGTGATGACTTTAATGCGTGAGCTTGACACGCTGCTCTTTGATCTTGCATAAATCACGCATGGTTTCAGGGCCAACGCGCAAGTAGTCAATGCGCTCGTACTGAGTGCCGCACTGCTTGTTAATGGCGTCTACTACTGACTGTGAACTGATTATGTAATCAGCATAAATAAACGCGCTACTAATTCCTCCTATAAACACACTCACTACTGCGAAAACGCCAATAAGATCAAGAAAGGGATTTCCCATGATCGGTCGGTTGGTTGTGGTGAATGGGTGCTGGGGCGCACAAGTCGGCCAGGTCGCCTGTGACTCAGTCATCGGGCCCAACGAAAGAGGCCCCGGCCCTCACATCATAAGCCATCCCCGCCCCCTAAGCCACTACGGCAAACTGGGAAAACACAACAGCACCGTGCCCCTACCCTTTGTCACCGCCCTAGATGTCCAAGTCCAGGACGTGGGGGATACAACCACGGGCATCCTGCAATTCCCGGTCTTCAATGCTCTGCTGGTCGGGGAGCGCTTATTGCTGGAAGAGATTGAAGACCAGTCCACGCTGACCGACCAGTTGCAGCGCTTGGCTCAGGTCATCCAGCACATGGACGACCTGCCCGAGCCGACCGCCAATCTTGTCGCCCTACGGGTGATGTCCGCGCACAACGGCATCCCCGTGGTGCTGGAGCCGCTGGAAACCAGGATTCGCAAGCGCGAGCACCGGTTGATCCATGAAATTGACAAGTGCCAAACCGCAAAACTTCAGGCAAGGGTCACACGGATGGTTACCGCTGCAATCCGTTACCGCCTGGGGGAAGTAGATGCTGACTGCGCCAACTGGACCGATGATGAAACCCTGAAGATGACCGAAGGGCTGCGAGATGCCATCTACAACTTTATGCTGCGAGAGCAACGCGGGGGCAAAGATCAGGAAGCGCCCGACTTACAAGCAATGGCCGAAAACCTGGGAAAGCCCGACCTGCCCCAACCGACTGGGGCGAAATCTTCTGGCGAGTCAACGACCTCTGGCCCAACCATCAATTCTTCTCCTGTGAGCGATTCGCCTACTGCCCCGAAACGATCGTCTGGGAAGCGCTCGAAACAGGCGCCCGATTCCTGAGGGAACGGCAGCACGCGGCAGAACGGCCGATCGCCAACCTTCACGCCTGGTACGCCAGCGCTCACCGGGACACCGATAAGCGCAGCGAGCCGTTCAAGATGGAGGACTTTTGCTGGCACTTGCCGCCGGCTGCGGCTGGCGATGCACCGCAGGGCCCGCCTGCAGAAGCTGGTGCGGCGATGCTTGCCCTATGCGAAGCCCAGCAGGTTCCAGGGTTTGCGATGGCCTTCTACGATGCCCTTGCTACCGCCGGAGAGGGAATAACCCCACCCACTCCGATGGCCCTGCTGGCAGATGATGCGCTACTACTGGCCCCAGTCGAGCATCAGGACGGCTGGCGGGGGTTGCTGCTGGCCGAAGACACCGCAGCCGGTCAGGTGCGCACCTTCAGGATGGCGGGGGATCCGCAGCGGGTGGTGAGCTTGCTTGTGCCAGACGCTCCCGATGCTGTGACGCCAGCATGGGCGGCGGCAGGAGCATGGCTGCCCATCGTTCAATCTGCTGGTAGCACGCCTCAACCTCCTGCGCTGCCGCCTGGATTGACGGGAAATAGCCCAGCGACCAACGGCGACCATCCCACCACACCCGAGCCTGATACGGGCGATGGTTGTTATGAGGGCAGTGGCTGACGCCGCGAGGGTAGGAGGCCATGCCCCAGCTTTCCAACCTAAGCCGTTGATGAGGCTTAAGCCATGGCGGCACCCTGAGAGGTAACGCCCCGGCGACGCCGGCAGAAACATGACTTTGGAGTGGCAGCAGGCCTTTGGCTACCGGTTCTTTTTCACCCCCATCAAGTCGTCAGCGATCGACCTAACCCGCGTCAATCTTGGCGGGCTTGGTGCTGGCAAATTCATCAACGACACCACGATTCAATCGGCATCTGCCAAGGTGATTACCGCCGGCACGGGTGATACCTTCGCTTTTGGCGTTGGCACCAAAGCGGTAACAAATGCCGTCACCACTACCTCTCTCGCCACCCTGACCTTCGACGCTGCCCACGGCATTGCAGTAGGCCGGAGGATCGTTGTCAAAGATCTCCCCGCCCCGTTCGCCAGTCTGAACGGTTCGTTCGTGGTGACATCGGTGACCACCACAAGCCCGCACACCCTCTCCTACGCCCTGGCTGGTTCTGCGATCACCACGGCCGCCGTTGCCGCTGGTGTAGTGGCCCCCTCGCTGCTGCTTGATGGTACTGACCCCCCGTTTCGGCTGCTGGGGCTGACCAACTGCCAGCCGGCAAACAGCACCACCAAGGAGGCCATCACCACCTACGACGACGAGGCGGGCGGCTATGCCACCCCGATCCCGACCGCCAAGGATAAGACCTGGACCTTGAACGGTGCTACCGCCTTCAATGCGTCTGCTTGGCGTGCGATGCGCTTGTGCGAAGAGCTGAACCTGGGCGAGAAACTAATGGTGGGGTACGCACTGATCGGCCCCCACAACGGGAACCTTGTGGAATACGGGTTCGGCCTGTTTGAGAGCTACCAACCTGCGCAGGAGGCAGGCACCGTGATCAAATATTCGGTAAACCTGGCTGGCTACGGCAAGCCGGGGCTTGAACTGCTCTGATCAGGTATCCGGAAATTCCGGACAACTGAATTGATAGGCTCCGGCGATGCTGGGGCTTTTTAGTGCCCTTTACGGCTCAGTGCTAATTGGCTGGCTGACCCGTTCGATGCGCTTAGCCCAGGTATCCCCACCCTCGCGGCCATTGCATGGATTGATGCAGTTCGGGTCGTTGATCTGATTGCACACCAGGCCGGCTAGGTCAAGCTCTGAGGCTTTCTTGCCGGTGCCTGACCAATACAACTGCCCATCTAGCCATCGGGCGCCGCAGCGGGTGCAGGAGCTAGCTTCCATGATGGGTAGGCGGTGGTTGTGGCAGGTTACCGGGAAAGCTGCAGCATGACCCTGCCCACCACTGCACAGGAGCTGTACGACCTACTGGCGGCCGATGCCGTGGTCAGCGCAGCACTGGGCACCTACACTCCCCGCAGCGGCAACGCCATCCCCGCCATCGCAGTGGTCCGGCGCAATGAGAAGCTCCCTGAAGGGGTGGCCGTGGCTGGCCCGGAAGTGGTGATCATGGCCAACCCCGACTACAGCACCGAGGCCTACGTCACCGGCGAGACGGGCCTTAACCCCCAGTTCAGGCTCTACGTGTCCGAGTGGTCGCCGGCTGGCGGGATGACGGTCCTGCAGGCACTGGCGCAGCGGATCATCGCCCTCCTGCCCGGTTGCCGTGCGGTGCCGATCGGCGGGGATCCCCCAGGCCGTGGTATTGGGGTGCTCGATCAGTACGCCCTGAGCTGGACCAACCCCACCCAGCACGTCGTCACCCCAGGAAGCTGACATGGCAAACGAGTGGGTTGTCAAGGTAACGGCCGATGTCAAGGGGGTACTCGATGCCTCGCGGCAGATCGGACAGCAAGGCAAGCAGGCTGGGGAGCAGTTTAAGCAAGGATTCGCCGGCAGCGACCAGACGATCACCGGGCTGCGTGGCCGGCTGAATGAGCTGAACCAGACCCTGGAGAAAGCAACTATCGGGTCTAAGGAATTTGCGGCTGCACAGCGGGAAATCGCGCAAACACAGCGGCAAGTAGACAGCGCCTTGGCAGGTGGCACTACGGCGATGAACACCTTTGGCGCGGCGGTGAAAGGTGTTGCGCTGCAGGCAACCGCCTTCCTGGGACTTTATGAAGCGATTACATTTGTCGGCAAAGCTGTTCTTGAGCTTGACAATGCAGGTGCAGCGGTTCGCACGCTGGGGTCAAATTCTAAAGAATTAAGCTCGGCATTGCTTGACCTTTCAAGCGAGCTGGGTAACAACGTAAGCCAAGGTGAACTTCTAAAATCATCTTACGATATTGTTTCAAGTGGATTTAGTGATACAACGGAAGTCGTTGATATTCTCAAGGCATCTGTACTAGGTGCAACGGGGGGATTTGCCGAGCTTGGCGATGTTACAAAAACGGTTTCAGGCATTATCAATGCCTATGGCTTGACCTCAAAAGACGCTCAGGGAATTGTTGATACCCTTGTGCAAACTCAAAACGATGGTGTCATTACTGTTAGGCAATTAAGTGACAATATAGGGAATGTTGCA